AAAAACTCGTATAAAAAAATATGCAAAAAAACAAAAACGTAGTTGAAGACGCTCTTTTACAAATTAAGAATTTGGAAGAAGCTCTCCAAGAGAATGCAAAAGGAATACTTCATTCAACAATGAAAGAAGAAATCAAACAATTGGTAAAAGAATCTCTCAATGAGGAGGAAGATGAAGACATTGACGATGAGGTTGAAACTGTTTCAGATGATGAAACACTAAACACAGGGGATGAAAGTGATGATGAATTTGACATGGGTATGTCAATTCAAGAACCGATGAGTAACGAGGTTCCTGATGAGAATGAACAAGAACCCATTAATATGACAAAAGCACCTGATTCCGAGGTTCTAAGAGTATTTAGAGCTATGGGACCCGAAGACGGTATAATCGTGCAAAAAGAAGACGATATGATTAATATAAAAGATGGCGAAAGAGAATATATGATCCAACTTGGTGAATCTGAGGAAGAATTTGGATTCGAGGCAGATTTGACTGATAATGATTTTCCTGAAGATTTGGAAGAAATGATGTTCAATCAATTTGGTGACGAAGATGATGATGATGGTGAATACTCAGAAGGTTACATTTATGAAATTGTTATGGATGAGGAAGACACCGCAGATTCTGCATTTAACCCTAATCAAGAAGCTCAAATTTCTGAAGATGATGATTTAGAAATTTTCGCTTCAGAAGAAGATGATGATGACGATGACTTTAGTTCAGAAGACTATAGTTCAGAAGACTTGGAAGAGGAAGATGATCTAACAATGTCTTTAGATGATGCAATCATGGAGGCCATCAAAAAAACATCAAAACCAAAAGGAGTAGGAATCGGAAATGGTCCAAAATTCAAATATGGTAAGACAACTGATTACCCAACAAAAAAACAAAAGAGTGCGTTTGGTAATGACAGTGTTAAGGCTAAAGGAACTGGCAAAGCTAAGTTCGAATATGATGAAGACGTGAACATGGATGGTTACTCAGATAAAAAACCTAAAAGAAGTGTTAAGAAAGTAGAAACTAAAGAAGCTTCAAGAACTAATAGTTACCCTAACGCTAACAAAGTTGGTAACAGAAAAGGCTCAAATCAAAACATCAATAGAACCCAAGTGAGAGTTAGACCTAATAATAGAGTTAACGAAGAAGTTGAAGTTCTTAAAGAAAAAAATGAAGAGTACAAAAAAGCCCTTGATGTTTTCAGAAACAAACTTAACGAAGTTGCAATTTTCAATTCTAATTTGGCTTACGCAACTAGACTGTTTACAGAACACTCAACAACTAAACAAGAAAAAATCAACATCCTTAGAAGATTTGATTCGGTTGAAACTTTGAAAGAATCTAAAAATCTATACAGAACTATCAAAGACGAATTAGGATCTACTACTAAAGGTGGTGAGGCAACAATTAAAGAATCGTTCGAAAGAAATGTAGTTAAAACCCCTTCAACAGGATCCTCTACAAATCTAATCGAATCTAAGACTTATGATAATCCACAATTCTTAAGAATGAAGGATCTTATGTCAAAATTAAAATAAACAATAAAATAAAAAAAAAACAAGAAAAATGGGAGCATTATTAGAATCAGGTCTTGTAGGTAACATTGGGTTAAAACACCTTAAAGTTATCAAAGAAGACACTATTAACAAATGGGACAGATTAGGCTTTTTAGATGGTCTAAGAGGTCACTTAAAAGAAAACGTGGCTCAATTATATGAGAACCAAGCTTCTTACTTAATTAACGAAGCAACTTCTGACGGATCTTCTAACGGAGCATTCGAAACGGTTGTTTTCCCTATCGTAAGACGTGTATTCTCTAAATTGTTGGCTAACGACATCGTATCAGTACAAGCAATGAACTTACCTATTGGTAAATTGTTCTACTTTGTACCTCGTATCCAAGGATATGCTAACGACGTAGCAACAGACAACGGTGGTGTACATTACCCACCAATCGGTTCACCTGAGGCAGTAAACGCAGGTCAAAATAACCCAGGACAAGGTTATCCAGATTCAGGAGCAGTTCCTAATTACCCTTACGGTAAAAACCTTTATGACTTGTTCTACGAAGGTAACGAAGCAGGTTTAGATCCTCCAGGATTGTTTGACTACTCTAAAGGTAGATGGACTGCATGTAGTTCTAACACTCAAGTTCAAGTATGGCAAAATGGTATGTTGGTTGACGCTACAGGTATATTGGTTAATTCTTATACAGGTAACACAAGAAAAGTATTAATGAAACTTTGTGGATTTACACCTGTAGGTGCTGGTAAATTGATTGGACCTGATGGTCAAGAAATGGATACAGAATCTTTCTTATCTGATTTGACTATTACGCCTCTTGCAGGTTTAGGTTTAGATGCCGCTAACACATGTCCTCAAACAGGTGGACCAATCCTGTTTAGAGTTGTAACTCAAATCTACGGAAAAGGAATCGTTCAGTACGGTAACCAAACACAAACTAACTTTAACGCATTCACATACGGTACAGGTGCTGCGGCTACCAACTCAGGTAACGGTGGAAACTATTGGGATATTTGTGACTCACAAGGTTGTATCTATCTTGAAGTGGATCTTTCTTGTCCAGCTTGTGCAACTTGTGGTAATGACACTTTAGATGGTTACACAGGAGCAACAATTTCAGCAATCACTTCAGGAACTTCTTTCTTGGCAACTTGGAGACGTTACGAAGAGATGGAATTTGAAGACAAAATTGGTGAGGTTTCTTTTGACCTTGAGTCAGTAACTGTATCTGTTACAGAAAGAAAACTAAGAGCACAATGGTCTCCTGAATTAGCTCAAGACGTTGCGGCATTCCAC